ACTACCATAGACTACAAAGCCAGCCACGCCCCCGCCCCCATTGACTCTACAGGCTCCAGAGACCTGCCTAGACTGTGGAGCCTGCAATGCTAATAGCTATAGGCTATGGAGACATGGTTAGACTGTGGAGCATGGAGTGTGAGAGGCTATGCGGCACCCTATAGAGCCACATAACCTACGCAACCTCCCAAGCTCTATATAGTACACACAGCTATAATGTTAAGAGTTGTTAATGTAGCTGGACAGGCTGAACCATCGGAGTAGTATCTATATCAATCACTAACAACAACAAAGCGAGACAGACAATGAAAATAACAAGCGAGCACTTAACCAAACTAGATAGCCTAATCAGTGAAGTAGTAGACGCTAACGGTGGCAGTGAAGCAATACAGGCGCAATACTCAGAAGGTAGATTCTATAACGCCGACAAGGTTAAGGATTTACAGAAGCGGCTATGCTTTGATCTATTGTACGCTAATGGAAAGAGTAACAAGTTTGTTTGCGATGAACTATATCAATACCTAGATGATACGCATCTATATAGTGCTTTGAAACAAGTTTGCCCTAGCGTTAGCTAACATCCACAGACTACACAGTCCCACCATAGCCTACTTAATTGTGGGCTTTCGGGGTAAGACTAACTAGGAAATATACAGATGAAACAGAACACCACAACATGGCGCGAGCTAATCAGTTTTGCATTTGTAATAGGCTGTGTAATAATGCTGGCTTATGTAATAGCTGTATCAATTTAAACTTAATAGGACTAATAAGATGGACAATCAAACAGAAGTTAGAAAGGTGGCAAGAGAAACTATAAAGAGCACTGAATACTTTAACAATTGGTTTGGTGCTGGTGGTTTCTTCAACACATATTACGAGACAGGTATCCTACACAATAGATTCTTTGTCACTCGTGAAAGGTTTATGAGCAGTGTTATCTACGCAGCTAGGGAGATTACACCAGAAGGCATCAACACACTAAAGCCCGAAGGAGACACAACTGGAGCTTTAGAGAGTTTAGAAGAAGCGTTAACATTGATTGAGGCGGTAGCATGAAACCGCAGCGTATTAACTTGGCACTATTGGAGCACCGAACAGGGCTAACAAAGTATAGAGACATTGATATTTCTAATGTCCTTGTTCACTCCGGCGACACTTCAGTGATTGCAGCAACAATGTGGCATCAAGAGAGTCTCATTAAGGACTGGATCAAAGAGCGCGGCGAAGCGCAGCACGAGTCTCGATTGACGCTTGTATCGTTTCACTTGTCGCCGTAGACCATGCCAGACACTTACGCCATCTTAGGCATTATATTAATCTCCATCTATCTATATAGGAACGACGCACAATGAAAATCAAAGTAGAATTCACAGTTGATATTGATTTACAGCAAGTCAAAGCATACATGGTCGAGGCTGGTATTGATAACGAAACCCCGCGAGACTTTGTTAAAAGTTCGATTGAGTCGGTTGGTATTGGATGCTTGGAAGAATGCCTATCGAATAGCGGATATAGGTTGTCCTAGTGTACTCCGTAGAGCCTATACAGCGCGACCAATGCAAAGAGTACGTCCTAGACATTCATTATGCTAGGCGCTGGCCTAGTGTGAGTTATGCTTACGGCTTGTTCTTGGACGGTATCCTTTGTGGGGTTGTTACATATGGGACGCCACCGAGCGCACCACTTCGGCGCGGCATAGCAGGAGACACCTTCAAAGGGGACGTATTAGAGCTAAACAGGCTATGCTTGCGCCACAATAGACCGAATGAAGCTAGTTTGTTAGTCGGGCGTAGTTTAAGACTGTTACCAAAGAACAAGATAGTGGTTAGCTTTGCAGATATTAGCCAGCACCATGTCGGCTTAGTGTACCAAGCGACTAATTTCCTGTATTGTGGGCTCAGTGCTAAACGTACAGATTGGAAAGTGAAAGGAAAAGAACACTTACATGGGCAAACAATAGCTGATGAATTCAGAGGCACAGAGAACAGAGCGCAGGCTATGCGAGATAAATACGGTGATGCTTTCTATTTAGCGCCTAGACCTAGAAAGCATAGGTATATATTCATCACGGGCAGTAAGAGCTATAAAAAGAAAGTTAGGAAGGTTCTTAAGTACAAAATAGAGGAGTATCCTAAGCCCTTTAAAGCCCCTCTATAGCCTAGGCAGTACCCTAGCACCTAAAGAGAGCTAAAACGCCTTTAAGGGGCCTTGTATGGCCTCTGAGGGACTATGCAGAACTACGGAGACTATTATGAGTATATTTAGATGTGAAGAATGCGACGAGTTCAGAGATGCAGATTATAGTGGCTGCTTCGAAGGGTCTAAACCAACCGAGCTGATCTGTGAAGATTGCAAAGATAACTTAGCAGAATGGCCGGAGACGACCTACGCAACCCAGGCAGACCTTGACAACTACTTAGAGAAGCTATCTGACGATCCTGTGATTATGGACGTTCTAAAGAGGCTTGGGAAACAATGAGACTAAGCAACGTAGCACTCTATCAAGCCTTGACAGGCGGTAGAGCTTTTAGTAGAATTGATAATTCTAAGACATATTGGAGAAACTAAGATGACATTTAATGAAGAAGACTTAGCAGAGCTATTAGAGACCACTGTGGCGAAGTTTAGAGCATGGACACACGCTTTTATGCCCGATTATGAGATTGTAGACGTTAGTGGTGATATACAACTAGGCATCTACACTGATGGTGATGAAGGCGTGTTAGTAGTTAAGAATCACTCAGAGATGTTTGAGTATGAAGGCTTTGCAGTGTCTTTGAAGGAGGGTTGCAACTACTGCGACGTTGCTGCTGACGATTTTATGTCTATGTTAGATGCCCTTTATAGAGGAGATTCTTAACAATGCTACACAATTCTAAACAGAAAGAACTGCAAAGCCTGGTTGCACGTTACTTAAGACTAGGTTATAATAGAGAAGAAGCAGTATTTAAGGCTAATTATGCCTATTCAATGAGACTATAGGAGCTACACAGATGAAAGCAATCAACAGAGCTATGGACAGATTCATAGGCTACTTAGGCGAGGCAGACGCAGCAGCCTGGGATGGCGAAGCAGACAGCCTAGACCTACACCACCAGTACCAGCTAAAGGAGCTTATTGTAGGTGAATTAGACTACACAGACCTTATAGACCTATTCACAGCCGACTTAGACACTGATGCTTGGAAGGAATTTATAGATTCACTTCTGCTGAATACGGCAGAGATTAAACAGGCTGCGGAGTTGTTTGCTCCAGCCTTTGATTATGACTTAGGAGACTGAACAATGAACTACCTAGCAGACTACCTCGAAACTGAACACGGCCTCTGGCGTGACCCCTCAGACTTAATAGAGTCTAAGCACCTAGAGATCCTGGAGATACTACTTAGAGCTGATAGTGCTTTAGTTGAAGAGCTATTTAGCTATGTAGACTCTAAGTTGTCTCTAAGAAGTAATTTACATACAATACTTAAACAGCGTTATGAAGAGGCTGTTAATGACTTTGCTATTGAATAGTCTAGAGGTCTTTAACGAACTATAGAGTTTATTATAGCATATTTTTGTGTAAATAAATATAACCTTAACAAAACGTAACAGTACGGAGAAACGTATGAAGCTACTAGATATTTTTATAACCATAGGAGCCTGCTTAGGGGTTACATACCTGCTAGGAAGCTGTATAGTGGTGCTTATGTGGCTACTTAGTATATAACCTGGAGAAAACGATGACAGACTATAAAGAAATGCACGTAGAATGCCCAGACTGCGGCAGCTCTGACGGCTTAACAGTTTATGCAGACGGAGGAGGCTTTTGCTTTGCTCAGTGTAATGCAGACGGGAAAGGCTATAAACCAGCAGCGAAGGCAGAGGCTATAGAGGCTGTAAAGACTAAGGAGACACCTATAGTAAGACAGTTAAGCTCAGACGCATCTATGTTTCCTTCAAAGCCTAACTACGTCCCAATTCCAGAGAGAGGTATAACAAGCGCTACAGCAAGGAAGTATAGCGCCTTAGCCAGTGCTAACAAGATTATGTTCGGTTACACAGCCCCAGAAGGAGCTGAAGTAGTGGCTGCTAAGATTAGAAAGGATGGTAAGGCTTTTCAGACCTGCGGAGAGTGGAAGAGTGTTGGCTTATACGGTCAGAGCCTATTTAGTGCTGGCGGTAAGTTTGTGACGCTGGTGGAGGGAGAATATGACGCCTTAGCAGCCTTTCAAATGACTGGCTCGCTCTATCCTGTAGTAAGCATAAAGAACGGAGCAGGGAGCGCTATGAAGGACTGTCAAGCTCAGTTTAAATGGCTGAACAGCTTTGATAATGTAGTTATTTCCTTTGACATGGACGAACCAGGCCAGGCAGCCGCTAAAGACGTTGCAGCCTTGTTCGCTGGTAAGTCTAAGGTGATGAAGATGACACACAAGGACGCTTGCGACTATCTAAAGGCTGGAGAGGCTAAGAAGTTCACTAAAGACTGGTGGGCTGCAGAGTCTTATACGCCTGATGACATTATACCGTCT